CTCCACTTAGTACCCATGATGTGATAGGTATTGTGGTAATCAACAGACATGACATCTTGCTTAGATAAGATATTTCTATCTGATTCGATAGATAGTCCAGCTTGCTGTCCTTCAAGAATTGTTCCTGACTTAATTAAGTAACAACGGAATTCTTTTTGATGACCAGAAGCACCAGGAGCAGATGTATTAACCTGAGAGTCAATAACAACATTCATGCCAGCGAACTGACCGATTGATCTGTCAGTAATACCAACACCACCGCCACCCCACTGGATACCTGTTCCAGTAGATAATGCAGAAGTAGAGAAAGTTAACATACCAACCTGATATAGGTAGTAAGCAACTGTTGGATGAACAACTAGAGTATCTAACTCTTCTCCTCTTTCTCCAAGAAGTGATCTACCTCTTGCAACAGATGTTGCTGTTAAATAGTTAGCCTCACCAGCACCAGTAGCAGCAGCTTTAGCAAGGTCAAGATGGTTTGCACCTAGAGCACCTGCACCACCAGCAAATAAACCATTTAGATGACTAAATAATCTTTGCGAGTTTAACTTGTTGATAGCATCTGCAATTTGGTTTCTGATGTGACCCATTGGATCTTCACCAGCAGCCAATACAGCTACATCATCTACAGCATAAGAGAAACCTCTATGACAGATAGTTGCAATCTGTGTGCCTGTAGTGATCTTCTGTGGTGTCAAATAACCTTTGTTACTTGTACCCCATGTAGCAGTACCATCAATGATCTCTTCAGTTGGAGATATTGGATTGAATTCTGGAACCTGTATTCTTGTACCGCCTTGAGTTGCGTTTAACAAAGGGTTTGGTACAACAGCACCAGATTTAATAAATGCACTACGCTCTTTGATAGCTTCGGAAACGTAAGTGCTGAGATTATTTCTCTTAACGATGTCCGCTAAAAGGACACCGCCAGAATAATTCTGAAACGGAGCAGCCATTGGCTAACCTTAATAAAATTTACAGTAACCAAGCCACCGACTTGGGTGTTGAAATCACCGAAATCAACAATTACGTTTTAGCCTCTTGCTTGAGCACCGCAGCAAGCTGAGGATCTTGCTCTAATAGTATCATTTGTTGAGTAAGATTGCCCGTTTTCCAAGGATTAACCTGACCTCCACCAGCGTTAGATGTTGGACTTGGTTTTGCACCCATTCCAGCAGCAGAACTTGGTTTAAAATGATGTTCCCAACCACTACCAGGATTTTTGAGACTGCTGAGATAAGTATTAAGATCCTGTTCAACTCCACCATTAAGAACAACAACTTTACCTTCAGCGTTCTTTTGTAACTTCCCTTGTAACAATGACAAGGTTTGTTCTGCATTGATCGCTCCAAGATTGCTAATAGCGGCTAAAGCTGCTGTTCTTGTAGAAGCGACTTCATTAGAAGTTTTCATCTCTTCTAATTGTTGTGTCAAAGTTGAAATTTGTTGATCTTTGTCTTGTGCTGTTTTATTAGCTTCTTCCCATAATGTTTTCCATTGTCCTTGATCCTCTAAAGACTGTTTTCTTGCTTTTTCTTTTTCCTTATCAAGATTATCCAATTTACCTTTTATATCATTAAATTTTTCAGACCATTGAGCATCATTATCAGATAACTGCTTTTTAAGTCCAGCTATTTGATCTTCATATTGTTTTTTGATCGCATCTATAGGAGGTTGTGGTTGTGAAGGGGTTTCAGCTACGGGCTGTTCAGCGTTGGTCACAGACTCAGGCTGAATTACTTTTTCTTCGATTGCCATAAATTAATTTTCAGTAGATGTTTCAGTTACAACTTTTGCTTTAGCAGCTTTCTTTGCAGGTTTTTTAGTTTTTGCTTTTGATGCCTCAGATCCGTGTTCTACAAGTTCCCACTTATAAGATCCATCAGATTGAAGAACCTTGTCCAAAGATTTAGCCATAATTTAATTGTACTTGTATATTATCTTAGCAGATTATTCAGATTTGGCCTCATTAGCGGTTGGTAATACTTCACCTTGTACCAAAATATCTCTAAATTCTTCTCTATCTATTACTTGTTGGTCAAACAAGGACGTTAATGCTGTAATATCCTGACCTATTAATCTCTCAATATCAAAATCTCTACTGATCTTTATTTCTGGTGGTTCAATTCCAACGTATTCAGCAGATAAATTAAATGCTTTTTGCAACTTTTGTTCTAATTCCATAGAAACCATAGCAAGCATAGAATTAGTATCTACTCGATCCAATCGTCTGGCATCTGCAGATTCGGCTACGAATTTTTGTTGTGATAATGTACTGATGCCTAAAGTAGCCATTTGCATTTGTAATTCTTTTATTTCTGCTGATTGAGCATCAAACGCACTTGAAGCTGGTTCTACATAATAAATTTTATTACCTGGTTGAGTTGCCATTGCATAATTAACAGATATAGCAAGATCTTTAGTTTGATCGTCATATCCTTCCATTACAAGCATTGGCTGTGATGCAACGTGCAAACTATGAATTAAATCAGCTTGTCTTTGAAAATGTGCAATATTCAGATATGCAATATCTAATAAAGGTGGCTTACTTACTAAATTATCTGTTTTACCAGAATAAATAGTAACAAGAGGTATTTCACCAAGAGAAAAACTACCAGATTCAACTTGTTTATAATCTTTATCAGTAGTAGCTACTTCAAATTCGCCTACAGAACTATTATCAGAGACATCATACATTTCTTCTAATTGTTCTTTCTTGCGGAATACTCTATATTTACCTGGTTCGATTACTCTTATCTGATCGAATACCTGTTCACCGAACTGACCGCTTGGTAACACTGCTTTTTCAGCGATTCTTGCCTGAATTAAATTACCATAATTAGATTCACGATCTAATCTCCAACCATAGAGATTTGTAGGATCTACTTCAATCCAATATGGTCTGCGGTCTTGTGCTCTTTCTTCAGCTAAACTTCTTGCTCCTGATGGTGCTGGATAATCTACAAGAATATGACTTTGACCATAAGTTAATGAACACATAAGTATTCTTCTTGCATATTCATCTAAATCTGATTTGCAACCATCAACATCCATCTTGAACATTTCTGTCCAATAAGGATCTCCTGTTAGTGTTATTGGTTTACGGAGGACTAATCCTGTAGCTGCTCTTATTAATCTTTGTGTAAAAGGACTGAATACTGCTCTATTTACTCTTGCGAGGTAAGCATCATAGTCTTCTCTAGGCTCTAAAGGTAAAAACGCTTCACTGTTTTGTCTAAGATAATCAGTACCTTCAGTAACAGCTTTCATTATTTCCCATCCTTTCATCATGTCCAATACTGCTCTGGTACGAGTAAAAGGACTATCATCTCCTCCTGCTGAAGTAGAAGAAACGATGTTGGTTCTAATTGGACCAGGAATTGAATAAGTCATGTCAACACTTCCATCTCCTTAATGCTAATGCTTTTCTAGTAGGTCTGCCTTTACTATCTTTCATTGGACCTTTTACTCCTTTCCTGTTACTGGTGCTTGTAAATTACTTCCTGTGGCTCTGTTATATTTTGCTCGTCCTTTAGCAGTCAGCCCTCCTTTCTTGGACTTTTCTCCTCTTCCTACACTTAAACTGACTCCTTTTTTGCGTGACATTACTTTCCTTTCTTTTTCATTGCTATTGTATGTGCTTGCATAAATGTCTTTCCTTTTAACATTTCTTCTCTCATTATTTTCATGTGTTGTGCAGTATGAGTTCCTTTCTTCTTATGATTTACTAAAGCAGTTTTTTGCCTAGCTGTAAGTTCTTTTTTAGGCATCAAACAGCACTGGTTATAGAACCATTAGTGATAAAACTTACACTTACAGTTTCAATGTCACCTGTAGTAGCAGATAAACTTGTTCCTGTAACAATTCCATTAAAAGTTACTTTTTTACTACCAGAGGTATCTAAAAATAATTCAAATTGTGCATCACCAGCATCTTCTACTGTTAAAACATCTGCTAATAAAGATTGAGTGTCACCTGTGGCAGCAGTATATAAGAAATCTACTGAGCCAGAACCTGATATAAGACCACCAACTTGTGCTCTTGAAGTTGCTCCTTGTGCTGTGACATCTAAAGTATCTTTTGTTATGTCAAGAGTCCAACCTGTTGTAGCTACGATTGTTGATGTAGTTCCAGTTCCGCTTTTAAATTTTACAGAACCTT